GAAGATGAGCTCGGCCGAGAAGGCCGCCTTCATCGGGGAGCATGGTCTCGACGCCTGGCAAGCTAAAATTAGAGCGGCCGGGTGAACTCATTCATTCATAAATAGGAGCCTATCATGGGCGTAGCAACCGGCTTTAAAGTCTATAATGACCAGTTTCGCGGAGGCGTGATCGAACGCCTCACCCAGGCCTCGGCCTTCTTCAATGGCGCTTCTCAGGGCGCTCTCGTCATGAACACAGTCAGCCGTCGCGGCGACTATGCTTATGAATCGTTCTTACAGTCGATCGCGGGCCTGGTCTCGCGTCGCGACACGACCAGCGTCGCCGGAGCTTCGGCTCTCGACGTCTCAATGGAGGAGTTCATCTCGGTCAAGTTGAACCGCAAGATCGGCCCAGTCGATCAGACCCTCGACTCGTTCCGGAAGGTCCTGATGTCGGCGAACGGCTCAGCGGAGGCCCTCTCGTTTCTGATGGGCTCCCAGGTCGCGAAGGCGATGGAAGTCGAGATGCTCAACACCCTGCTCCGCGCCTTGCGGGCTGGCCTGGCAAACGTCGCGGCGGTTACTCACGACGCTACCGGCGGAACCCTGGATAGCTCTGACCTGAACACCGGCCTCTCGAAGTTCGGCGACGCCTACTCCAACATCCGGGCCTGGGTCATGCACTCAAAAGTCTTTTTTGACCTGGTCGGCTTCCAGATCGACCCGACGAACCACGGCGACGGGATCGCCGGCGTCGTCGTCCAGGGCGCAAGCCCGGCGACCTTCGGCCGGCCGGTTATCGTCACCGACTCGCCGGCGCTGATCACCGACGTCGGCACGAGTTCGCTCCCGGATCTCGTCTATCACACCCTGGGCCTCGTGCCTGGCGCGGGCGTAGCCGAGAGCTCTGAGGACGAATACATCACTTATGACGAGGTCACCGGGCTCGAGAACATCGTCGCCAGGCTCCAGGGCGAATACGCCTACAACATCGGGACCAAAGGCTTCAAGTACAACACCGGCGGCGGCGGAGTTAATCCGGCCGACTCGGCGATCGGTACGGGCTCCAATTGGTCTAAGATCGCGACCTCCGACAAGGATCTCGCGGGTATCGTCATCAAGTCCGACTAGCAGGGCTCCGACCGTGAGGGCCGTCATCTACGGATCTCGAGAGATCCGGACCTTGAAAGCTCTCGCGGTCGGACTTTGTTCGCTCGGCTGGTCTATCACCTGGCGGGAGGATCGCGACGCCTACAAGGCGAAGCAGGAGGGCCCGCTAGATTTTGACCTGGCCGTGACCGAGGGGATCCGGGGACCGATGGGCGTCATGTGCGGCGAATACACCGCGCTCGGGATCCCGGTCCTGATCTCCGACGCCGGCTTCGTCCGGCGGGATCTACACTATTTTCAGCTCGGCGCGAACCGGCTTAACTGGTTCCCCGACTTTGACGTTCCCGGCGATCGCTGGAAGCGGCTCGACGTTCTACTCCGGCCGCACCACGCCGGAACCTATATTCTAATCACCGGGCAAAAGCCCGGCGACGCCGCGCACGGTCTCAGCACTAACGAGCTCCAGGCGCTCTATCATAAATGGGCCCAGGAGCTCCGGAAATTGACCGAGCGGCCGGTTCGCTTTAGACCTCATCCAAGGGGTCCGGAGGCGCGACCCGACGCCCTGGAGGCGATCCCCTGGGTCAGCCTCGCCGAGGATCTGGCCGGCGCTCACGCCCTGGTCACCTGGAACTCGACTTCCGCGACCGACGCCTTGATCGCCGGGACCCCGGCCTTCGTGCTGGGTCCGAACGCCCAGGCCGAGGAGCTCGCGAATACCGACCTCCAGTTCATCGCGGCCCCCTACTTTCCGGAGGATCCGGTTCGGCGGGACTTCTTCCACCGGGTCGCCTACGCTCAATGGACCCTTGAGGAGCTCCAGGACGGCACAGCGCTCGAGTTCACCCTCGGGGCTATAGCCTCACAGGGGCCCTCGGAAGATCTCCGAACATGAGGGGCCTGGATGCGTTCCAGCTTCTCCGGCGGCTCGACTTCGTTCACGTCCTGGACATCGGGAGCGGGGCCGGGATCCAGGCCGAGATGTTCCGCCAGGCCGGCCGGCGGGTGACGACGATCAGCCTGGTCGAGCCGGCGGACATCCTCGGCGACTACCTCGAGACCGCTTTCCCGTTCCGCTTCGATTGTATCTGGGCGAGTCACGTCCTCGAGCACCAGGTCAACCCCGGCCGCTTCCTGGCAAAGATCCGCGAGGACCTTGCCGAGGACGGGATCCTGGCGATCACGGTCCCGCCGATGAAGTCGACCATTGTCGGCGGTCACGTCACGCTCTGGAACGCGGGCCTCCTGCTCTATCACCTGGTCCTGGCCGGCTTCGACTGTTCCGACGCGAAGATCCGCTCGGTCGGTTACGACGTCAGCGTCGTCGTCCGCTATAGCCCGGCCCGGATCCCCGACGACCTGGTCCAGGACTCCGGCGACATCGAACGCCTGGCCCACTTGTTCCCGCTTCCGGTCCGCCAGGGCTTCGACGGGAACATTCTCGAGCTCAACTGGTTTACATAGGAGCCGCTCATGGCGATCACTTTTACGACGACCGTCGGCGATCCGGCGGCGAACAGCTACGCCACGGTCGACGAGGCGGACGACTATCTCACCCAGGCGCGGCTCCACGTCTCGACGAGCTGGACCGAGCTCACCAACGACCAAAAGGAGGCGGCCTTAATGTGGGCGACCCGCGAGGTCGATCTCTACGAGTTCATCGGCACGATCCTCGCAACCGACCAGGCGCTTCAATGGCCGCGCTTTAATGCCTACACTCACGACGGCCGGCTGGTCGCCGAGGACGCGATCCCCCAGGCGGTCAAGAACGCCCAGGCCGAGCTCGCCTACTTCCTGGCCCAGGCCGACCCGTCGGGCGTGCCGGCCGGCGAGGAGTTCGAGAAGGTCAAGGTCGGCCCGATCGAGGTCACCATGAGGGACAGGTCCGGATCCGGCAAGATCCTGGAGCAAGCTCCGCCCGACGTCCGGGCTATGCTCAAGCGCTACCTCAAGGCTCAGGGGATCCGGATCCCCCTGATGAGGGGCTGATCATGGCGCTCCTGGGAACCATCAAGTCGATCGTCTCCGGCCTCCTGGCTACTTACGGCCGGCCTATAACAATCGTTCGCGTGACCAGCACCTCGAACCCAGTGACCGGCGTCGTGACTAAGCTCAAGATAGCCGTCGCCGCTTCCGCCTACTTCGACCAGGTCACCCAGTACAACGCCCCGGCCGGCGCGATCGTCGAGCTCAATGACGTCCTCGCCTACATCGACACCGAGCTCGGGATCCGCGACCAGGTCGATCGCGAGGGCGTGATCTGGAACGTGATCCACGTCGACCCGGTCGAACTGGAGGGCGGCGTCGCGATCTGGGTCGCCTTGCTCAGGAGATAAAGATGGCCGGGACCGACTTCACCAAGCAGATGAACAAGATCGCCGACCGCATGGGCGAGAGCCTGGAGTTCGTCGCCCGAGGCGTGCTCCTGGATCTGTTCGCGAACATTGTATTCGACACCCCGGTTGATACCGGCCGGCTTCAGGGCAACTGGCAGACCAGCGTCGGATCCCCAACGACGACCGCACTGGATCGCATGAACTCGGTCGGCCCGATCCTCGAGATCACCTCGATGATCAAGGGCCCGGATCTCTATTTTTTTACCAACAACCTCCCCTACGCGGAGCGGATCGAGTTCGACGGCTGGAGTCATACGAAGGCCCCGGCCGGAATGGTCCGGATTAACATCGACAAGACCGAGCAACTGCTCAACAAACGAGCGAGGGAGGCCCGATGACCGTACTCCAGATGGACGCCGCGCTGATCACCGCCTACCAGGCGCTCGCGCTCGGCCTGGCGACCTCATACGACGGCGAGGAGTTCACTCCGCCGACCGACGGCTCGGACTGGGCTCGCTGTTCGCAACTGCCCAGCGGGACCACGGTCCGGAGCCTGGGGATCGCCGGCCGGGATAATCACCGGGGAATTTTCCAGATTGACTACAACTCCGAGGCCGGCTCCGGCCGCGCTGTTCTCCTCGGTTACGTCCAGGCGACGCTCGACCAGTTCGTCGCCGGCAAAGGCTTTACCTCCGGCGGCCAGCTCGTCCGGATTCGGAGCGCGGAGCGCTCAAGTGTAAGGGAGGCGGACGGCTATCAGCGGGCCACCGTCTCGATTTTTTGGGAGGCCGACTCAATCCGGCCCGCTTTTTAGGTACTTAGGAGGATAACCATGACAACCGTCGCGAATGGGTCTCAAACCCAGCTTTTTTATATCCAGGAGGAGATCGACGGGACTATCCCGACGCCGACTCCCGTATTCAAACCGATCCGGTTCAATACCTCGGGAATGTCCCGCGAGACCGTCCAGATCGACTCGAACGAAATCAACCCGGCACGCCAGCGGCCGGTCTCACGCCAGGGGACCTATCACGTCACCGGCGAGATCGTCGGCGAGATGAGCTTCGGCTCTCACGAGGATCTGTTCCTGGCGGCCCTCCAGGCGTCCGCCTTCGTGAGCCAGGTCACTATCACAGCCGCCACGATCTCAGCGGCGGCGGTCGATAACAGCTACAACGACTCCGGGACCGGCTTCACCTTCGTCGTCGGCCAGGCCGTCGCCGTCTCCGGCTTCACCGGAAACGGGATCAACAACATCGCCTACGGGATCATCGCGACAGCGACCACCGGAAAGATCACGATAGCCGGCCCGGCCGGGGATGCGATCGTCGACGAGGCCTTCGGCGATACCGTCACGATCGCCGAACTGGGCGACTCGGCTAAGGTCGGCTCTACGGTTCCGACGTTTGCGATCGTTGAATATCATTCTGACATCGACCAGGCCTATGTCTATCGGAATTGTCAGGTCAACGGCTTCACCCTGGCCGCCCCGATCGACGCGGCCGCGCTCCTGACCTTCCCGGTCGTCGGCCTGGTCGGCGAGGAGTACACCTTCCCAGGCGACGAGACCTATGCAGCCGCGACCGCGACCGACATGATCGT